AGTGGCTGTGCTTCCTTCTGTTCGATAGACCGCATTAGTGGATGGTATCTGCTTGTACAGTTGATGCGCCTTGGGTTCTTTCTCTTTCTTCGCCATCACTTTTTCCTCCTGGCTGCCTTGTGGGCTTTCTTCGCTAGAGCTGCGAAGGAGGTACGGGGATGCTTCTTCTTCAGACGCCGGTATTCCCTGGCATACCGCTTGTTGTACGCGCTCGCCTTGCGCTTCACCTTGGGCTTTTCGTAGGCTCTCCTGGCTGTCGTGCGGGTCTCTCCCTTCGTCGTCGACTCCGAGCCTAGGGATTCTCCACAGTTTGGACAGTAGTTGGGCATCAGCCCACCTCAATTGTCACTAGCCGTGCTCTGGATCGCAATCGCCATCCAGTCCTTCGTGCTCAGTTTGACTATGCGGCACTTGATCCGAACAGTCCCGAACATCTCCCCGGGTCCAATGGCATCTCCATCGTTTCCGATAACCAGGTAAAGCGAATCATTCACTACGAGCCTTGACTCATCCAGCGTGCCAAAGGAATCTGGATAAAAGTCTCCCACATTGGAGACGCCACCAACTGTGTCAATCATCAACGCACCACTGGCAATTAGGTTATTGTCGTCGGCTCTGTTGAACAACGTTCCGGGGTTCAAATCAGAGAGTTGGAATCCCAATGCTCCAGTACCTGCAAGGAAAGTGTCTGCATCATTACCGTAGTCAGTCCCACGCTGCCAAATGAAGTCGACCTGCTCGACGGCGATAGCTTGCTGATCGCCCACGTCAACATAAGCACCTAGGTCAATCGTTCCCTGCGCTCTTGATTCAGCCACTGTTGCCGCAGCCATGCTCACAGTTTCAGTCAGCCAGAACGAACCGGTCTTTGCCTTTGCCATCGAGTACGCGTACTGGTCCTCGGTATATAATCTATAGATTCGGGCGAAAATGGGCCCTTGGGTCCATTCTGCGCCCTATCTTCCTTGTCCATTCACCCCGAACGCTCATCCCACTGACTAAGGCGCTAACCCGTTGCTCCTTCGGACAGGCAACGTGCCATGAGCGTAGCGAAGCGAGCCACTGGATACTTAATCTACGCCCCTCTGCATCCTGTTTAGTAATAATTATAATGGATAGAGGGATCGCCACACTATGGCAAGAGGACGTAGAAACCGTGCTGAGATGGCCTTACAGGGCTCTTTCAGCAACCTGACTGCACGGATACCCACTAACCTATGGGAGATGTTGAACGACTACGCACGCAAGAACACAGCGAATAACCGATCGCTCGCCCTGGAGAGGATTCTCCGTGAGTGGCAGGCTTGGGACAACGATGTCAAAGAGGAAATAAAGGAGTTGAGGATGAATGAATGACCCTGAAGTAATGGAACGGATAGCACTCGCATTGGAAAGAATAGCTCGTGCCCTGGAAGCCGCTGATTGGAGGATGATTGAATGACTTGCTCAACATATCAATGCGATAAAGACGAAATGTCAATGCACCCTTCGGGCTTGTGTATGAAATGCTATCAAGAATACAAACAGGATTTGAGGGATAACCTCGGGGATGAGGGGGGGATGATTGAATGACCAAAGGATGGGAAGGACGCCGACCTGGGGGCAGGCGAGCCCCTCATCTCAAGCATTGGCCTTGCCGCTGCGCCAGGTGTGGTGATTGAATGACGATCTGTCAAGCCGCCATCGGCGCTATCCCTCAATCCTATGTGTGCAATACGAAGATGATCTTCAGCCTGGAGCGGCGGACATGGTATTGCCCTGAGTGCGGGAACTCCGTACGCGTACCCAGGGAACAGCAATCCCTGAACGAGTACACACGATAGTCCTAGACTACCGTGCCCATAGTGAACATGGACGGATTCATTTCAAGTCCTCCGAACCAATTAGGGTCAGAGGCTTTCTGAGCACCAGGGCCAATCATCCCCGTCTTCTGAAGCGCAGCTGTGTGAGCGCCCGCAATCACGGCTGCCGTAACTACAACCGCAGTACCAACTGCCAGCGGGACTGTTACCGGCGCTGACCAAATAGCGACGGGAACCAGCAATTTTGCCCAAGTAGTCCGTGCCGTGAATGCCAGACCTCCCAATGCAGATCTTCCCCCCCATTTTAGGGCCTCCCAAGTCATAGCACGAGACCAATTACCAATCGGACCCGTCAGCGTGTTCAACCAAATAACGCCGATAGTACCGACGACCCGACGTGGATCGGAAGCCCACCAAATACCGAAGCCGATACCACGATTTACTATTTGGCCCATTCAGACATCCGCCTGGTCTTGAAGCACATACGACCTTCGCAGGCGCTCCATCCAGACGAGGTCTTTCTCTTCCACTGTCAATGCTTGAACAATCAGGTTGGTGGCAAAGAGTACGCCGACATCTAACTCAGTAGGAGAATCAAACACTACCAAACGTGTCCAATGCAATTTATCCATTGCCGTGGGATTACCTGAACCAAATGTTTCCCCACTGATCTGTACGAAACTGCCGGGGATTTGTAGATTGCTTCCATATTCCATTCTTTCCCCGTAGATCACTTCCATCAAATCAACTGTGTTATTCAAGAACCCGGGCATATCCAGAAGATTCCCCGGGGACAATTCAGTGTCGGTCAATCTTCTTGTCGTAATGAAATCAAACTCATATATCTTCAACATACCCAATGAGCCAACCGCTTTGAGGGGAATCATTTGTTTCTGGATATCTATTCCTTGGATGAAAGATGTTAGTTCTTGGATGCTCCACCCTGAAAGATCAATATAACTGCGGAAGGTGATATCTAGATGACCACCACTGTCATGGACTATATCCCAACCATTAGTGGCTGTGCTTCCTTCTGTTCGATAGACCGCATTAGTGGATGGTATCTGCTTGTACAGTTGATGCGCCTTGGGTTCTTTCTCTTTCTTCGCCATCACTTTTTCCTCCTGGCTGCCTTGTGGGCTTTCTTCGCTAGAGCTGCG